GGCAACAACTAGTGTTGGAGAATTAACTACAGGATCTATTGAATTAATTAATCTAACTGGAGTAGCAGCAACATCTGGAATAGGTTCTGTTACACTAGAATTTACTTATGAATTATCAGGTCAATCTTCTACTTCTGCTGTAGGATCTATTACACCTGCAGATGTAATACAAGGATTAGTATTAGATCAAATTACATCAACTGTAGGATTGTTAGGAATAGAGTCTTACGCAAACATTGACACAGGCTCAAATACATCGTATACAAGTGTTGCAAAAGGATCAAATAGTAGTTATTCTAATGTTGCAACAGGGTCAAATACGAGTTATAGTGACGTCGCATAGGAGATAAAATTTATGGCATCAACATACACACCTCTAGGTATAGAGCTTCAAGCAACCGGTGAAAATGCTGGAACTTGGGGAACAAAAACAAATACTAATTTAAGTATCATTGAACAAATTTCTGGTGGTTACTCCGCTCAGTCAATAGCAGGTGGTGCACAAACTACAGCTCTTTCAGTTTCTGATGGATCAACTGGTGCAGTAATGTCTCATAGAATGATTGAATTTACAGGGACTATTTCTGGAAATCAAATTGTAACAATTCCTTTAGACGCACAAAACTTTTATTTTTTAAGAAATTCAACATCAGGATCACACACAGTACAGTTTAAATATGCATCAGGTTCTGGTGATACATTTACTTTTTCAGCAACTGACAAAGGTGATCAACTTGTGTTTGCTACAGCAAACGATGGAACTAACCCAGACATTTATACTTTAGGGTTTGGTGCTGGTGACGGTGATGTAACTTTAACAGGAACACAAACTTTAACAAATAAAACTTTAACAGACCCTATTTTAAGTCCTACATCATCAACTGCTGGTAAAGTAGAATTTTTAGAAGGTACAGACAATGGTACAAACAAAGTAACATTGATTGGTCCTGCTGCAACAGCCGATGTCACAGTAACATTACCTGCAGCAACTGACACATTAGTTGGAAAAGCTACAACAGATACTTTAACAAACAAAACTTTAACTAGTCCTGCGATAGGAACAAAAATTTCAGATACAAATGGAAACGAATTAATTAACCTTACTGCAACAGGTTCAGCAGTTAATGAATTTACTTTAGCAAATGCTGCAACAGGTAATGGTCCAATTTTATCAGCAACAGGTGAAACTAACGTTGATATAAATTTAAATCCTAAAGGAACAGGAACTCTTAAATCTGGTACAGCTGCAGTTAAAATTGCTGGTAAAGAAACTATTTGGGTTCCCGCTGTTGCGATGTATCCAACAACTACAAATGGTTGTGCAGATTTAGCACAAACAGAATTAACAGCTGGACAACCTGAACTTAAATCTTTAGATTTTGATGCCTCATCCGATGAATTTGCACAGTTTGCTGTTGCATTTCCTAAATCATGGAACGAAGGCACAGTAACATTTCAAGCATTTTTTACAGCTAACACTACAAACACAGGAACTACCTCATGGAAGGTAGCTGGAGTAGCAATAGCTGATGATGGTGCTATTGATACAGGTTTTGGATCAGCTGTAGGACCGACAGCAAAAGCTATGAGTGGTACAGCAAACGATTTAGCAGTAACAGCAGAGAGTGGAGCAATAACTATTGCAGGATCCCCTGCAGCAGGAGAAGAAGTATTTTTTAATATCTTTAGAGACGTTTCAGCAGATGATTTATCAGCCGATGCAAAACTTTTAGGAATTAAATTATTCTTTACTACTGATGCTGCTAACGACGCATAAGGAATTTAGATATGAAAAATATAAAAAACCCTCTTTTCGTAGGTAAGAATACATCAAATATAGATTTAAAAAAAAAGAAGTCTTTTGGTTATTCAAGTTTAGGTTTTGGTTCCGGAGGATTAGTTAAAAAATTTGTATCAGCTTCAGGTGGAAATTCAATAATCACTGATGGAGATTTTAAAATTCACATTTTTACAGGTAATGGAACATTTACTGTTAACCAAGTAGGTAATGTAAATGGTTCAACTACCGTAGATTATTTAGTAGTCGCGGGAGGAGGAGGATCAGGACGTTATTTTGGCGGAGGAGCCGGAGGCGGTGGAGTAAGAAACAGTTATCCTAATCCTGCAAATGGCGGTCACCCTGTATCAGCACAAGGATACCCAATTTCTGTTGGAGGTGGAGGTGGAGCCCCTGGCGCTAATACTGCTGGAAACAATGGAGGAGGCAGTCAATTTTCATCTTTTAATGCTACTGGCGGCGGAGCTGGAGGCGGTAAAGATTCAAATGCGGGTAGACCAGGAGGATCTGGAGGCGGAAGCGGACCGGGAGGTTCAGCGGGCTCTGGAAATGCTGGAGGTCACTCACCATCAGAAGGTCAACCTGGAGGCGGCGGTGGAGGAAACCAAGGCCGAGGAGGAGGCGGAGCTGACCAAGCTGGGAGTAATGCTCTTCATGGACCTGGAGGAAATGGAAGACCTGTAACAATCGCACCTAATTATCCTGGAGGAACTACATTCGCCGGAGGAGGCGGAGGATCTGGGTATGGAGTCGGATCAGGTGGATCGGGCGGTGGCGGACAAGGCGCTCAAGATAACTCAAATTCTCAAGGTGGAACAAATGGTTTAGGTGGAGGAGCTGGAGGAGGATCCGGTCCTAGAGCGGCAAACCCTGGAGGATCCGGTGTTGTAATGGTAAGGTATAAATTTCAATAGTTATGAAACATTTTGCAAAATTAGATACTGACAATACGGTTTTAGATGTAGTCGTTGTAGAAGATGAAAATGCTTCTACAGAATCTGAAGGTATTTTATATCTGCAAAATACTAGTGGTTGGAGTAATTGGAAACAATATTATTTAGATGGAACTAGAAAATTACAAGCTTCAGTAGGTGGATCTTATGACTCAGAACTTGATGTTTTTAAAGATGCAAAACCATACACTTCTTGGTTGTATGATTCTTCAACAGGACTTTGGAAAGCTCCTGTAGATGAGCCTACATGGGATCCAGAAACTCAAAGACTGTACTGGGACGAAGATAATATTAATTGGGTGGTTGAAACTAATTAAAAATTATAGTATATATAATCTATAAAGATTATATATTATGAAAAAAATACTTCTGTCTGAAACTTGTTTTTACGGAGATTATCTTCCCGACATTTCTAATGTAAATAAAAAAGATGTAAAAAAATTTGCACTTAAAGAAATAGCATCCAACGCAGAAAAATTAAATAACTATGAAGAGTATCCTTGTGGATTTAATCAAAATTTAGATTGGATATCTTGGTATGTTAGAAATAAAATGTTTGTAAAACACAACATTAATTTAGACTTTATAAACCATTATTTATTAAAACAAGATTACAACGAATCTTTATTAAAAAGAAGACATTTAGAATATTATTCAAAAAAAGAAACACCTGACTTTATTACAATTTATTTTATGGACAATTCATCTAATTCTTTAGAACTAGAGTATGACGATCATAGATATAAAAATTTAAATTGGACAGTTCCTGTGGAACAAAACAAATGTGTAACTTTTAATAGTGATATTAATTTTTATTTTAATAAAAATAAAGAAAAAGAAATTTTAACCCACTACGTAATAAAATGGCAACATTTAAAATAGAAGATAACCATATTGGAGTTTTTGATGGATACTTTAGTGAGGATTTCTGTAACCATTACATTGATTTTTATAATGAAATGGATCGAAATAATTTAACAATGGAAAGAGAAACGGATGGACATATCAAAGATGACAAAGCTTATGATATTTTTGCTAACTATAAATATGCAAATAAAACAACTAAGATAAAAGAGTTTAATGTAAACTATACTGCTAGAGATTTTTCAGATATTTTTTTTAAAGATGTTTATTCTTTATATGTAAAAAAATATAGCATATTAAATTTATTTTCTAAACACTCTATTCAAGATATAAAATTACAAAAAACAGAACCTCAAGAAGGTTACCATATTTGGCATTGTGAAAGTGGTGATGTTGGTAATAGAAATAGAATAGCTGCTTTTATTTTATACCTTAACTCTGTTAATCAAGGGGGAGAAACAGAATTTTTATACCAAAGTAAAAGAATAAAACCAAAACAAGGAAGGATATTATTATTTCCTACATCTTACACACATGTTCATAGAGGAAACCCTCCATTAAAAGGAAATAAATTTATTCTCACTGGTTGGGTAGAAATGGTTCCAGGTTAATGCATTTAGAAGAATACTTCTGGTATTTTAAAGATGCTTTATCACATAAATTTTGTGATGAAGTAATTAAATATGGTAATTCTCAAAGAGAAGAAATAGGTTACATAGGTGATATTACAGCGGACAACATTAAAACTATTGACCCTAAATCTAAAAAACATTTTAAGAAAAAAAGAATCTCAAACGTATCTTGGTTAAATGAAACTTGGATATATAAAGAAATACTTCCTTATGTAGATATGGCTAATAAAAACGCTGGTTGGAACTTTAGTTTAGATGTCCCTGAAGTATGTCAATTTACTAAGTATAAAAAAAATCAATTTTATGACTGGCATTGTGATTCAAATACAATTCCATACAATGATAAAAAAGATGAGCAAAGATTTGGAAAAGTAAGAAAGCTCTCTATGACATGTTCTTTAACAAACCCAAATGATTATAAAGGTGGTGAGCTTGAGTTTGATTTTAGAAACCAAGATAAATGCGGTAAAAAATTTTTTAGAAAATGCACAGAGATTTTATCAAAAGGATCAATAGTTGTGTTTCCTTCTTTTGTTTGGCACAGGGTAAATCCAATTACAAAAGGTACAAGATATAGTTTAGTTACATGGAATTTAGGGAGGCCATTTGTATGAAACATATAGGTTTTATTCAAAATTTATTTGAATGTGAGACTAAACTAACTCCCGGTTATGTTAAATTAGTTAAAAACGTAAAGTTAAATAAAGAACAAGATAATAGTACTAATTTTTCAAATCAAGATAAAAAATTTTTAGAAGAAACAAATAAAATTTTGTCTCCACATATTTTAAAAATTGCAAATTTTTTAGGTTATACAAATTATTTTTTTAGAAACTGTTGGGTTCAAAAATATAAAAAAGAAGACGTACATAGTATACACATTCACTCTAAAGGTTTGGAAGAGTATTCTTTTATTTATTATATTGATGGAACTAAAAATTCCTCTCCAACTCTTTTTTATAATCTTGGGTATCCTTATGTTGAAATATCTCGCCATAAAGTTTCCCCTGAAAAAGGTAAGTTAGTTTTTTTTCTAGGATGTCTACCACACGAGGTTAGAAATAATGGTGATACAAAGAGATTAATAGTAAGTGGAAACATTGCTTTTAATAATGAAAAATGAAAATAACGAAAGAAATTGATGCTGATAATTTATTTTATCTTTATAAAAGACCTTACGATGTTTTAACTGAAGAGGCTGTTAAAGAGTCTGTTGAGTATATTAAAAGATATAAAAATAGTGCTATGTTTGCAGACCATGGTTGGTGGGATATTGCATTATCAAAAATAAATACAAAAGGACTTCACTTAGAGTTTGGAGTTTACAAAGGCACTTCTTTAAATTATTTTTCTAACATTATACCTAATGTAACTTGGTATGGGTTTGATAGTTTTTTAGGGATGCAAGAAGATTGGAGAGGTGGTTATTTTGGAAAAGGTTATTTAACTTTAAATAATAAAGCACCTAATTTAAATAAAAACGTTAAAACAATTAAAGGTTGGTTTAAAGACACACTACCTAAATTTTTAAAAAACAAGAAAGATAAAATTTCATTTATTCACATAGACTGCGATACGTATGAATCTACAAAAGATGTATTTGATTGTATTGGTAAAGAAAGATTACAAAAGGGATGTATATTATTATTTGATGAATATATCGGATATATAAATTGGCAGGGAAATGAATATAAAGCTTGGCAAGAGTACGTAAAAAAACATAAAATAAAATATAAGTATGTTGCATTTGGGGATAGGCAAGCAGTTATAAAAATAATATGAAAGTTAAATTTAATTTTTTAAATAAGAAAGATTTTAATATAATTAAAAAAGATCTATTATCTAATATGTTTCCTTGGTATTTTGAAGACAAAGTAATATCTGAGGGGGACGATGATTATTTTTTTTACCATCTTTATTACAGTAACAAATGTAATAGTGATTTCTATCGAGAACATATACTACCTATATTAGATAAAATAAAAATTAATGAAGACAAAGTAATAAGAGTAAAAGCAAACTTATACCCTAGATGTCAAGAACCTATAAAACATTCATTTCATGTTGATAGAGATGATAAACATAAAGTATGCCTTTTAAATATAAATACAAACAATGGCTATACAGAATTTGATAAAGGGTACAAAACTTCTTCCAAAGAAAATAGTGCTATTATTTTCGACGGAGATATAAGACATAGAAGTGTTACTCAAACAGATGTTAAATGTAGGGTAAATATAAATATTAATTATTATGAATGATTTTAAAAAGAAACATTATAAAATTTTAAGAAAAGTTATAGACAAAGAGTTATCTTCTTTTTTATTTAATTATAGCTTGTTAAAAAGAGACGTACATAAAATTCTTTTAAAAACAAAATATATTTCTCCTTACGAAGATATGCATGGAATTCTTACAGACGAACAAGCCCCTAATACTTTTTCAATATATGGAGACGTTGCTATGGAAACATTACTTTTAAAATGTCATAATGTAATGGAAAAAAACACAGGGCTATCTTTGTATCCAAACTATGCTTATATGAGAACCTACAAGACAGGTGATATTCTTGAAAGACATAGGGATAGATACTCATGTGAAATATCTACAACTATGAATTTAGGTGGGGACTCGTGGCCTATATATCTAGACCCTACAGGTAAAAGTAAAAAAGGTATTGAAGTTATTTTAGGACCCGGCGATATGTTAATTTACAAAGGGGATAAACAAGATCATTGGAGAGAACATTTTGATGGAGAAGTTTGTGCTCAAGTGTTTTTACATTATAACGATTCAAGTAAACCAAAAGCTAAAGACAATCTATATGACTCAAGAGAATATTTAGGTTTACCTTCTTATTTAAAAAGAAAATGAAACAAATAGATATATTTCCACAAAAAATACTATATCAGAAATATAGTTTTGATTTAAAAAAACTATATAAAAATATAATAAAGAAGAAAAAAAAATATGTTAGTAATAAAGGAGGTACTCAATTTGATATTACTATTAAAGACAAAACATTTATTTCTTTTTTAGAAAGAGAAGCAAATAATTTAACTGATGTATTAAAATGTCAAAAAGTTTCAATTGATAATATCTGGTTAAACATAAATAAAAAAGGTGATTACAATGTTATACATGATCACCCTAGTTCAATTGTATCAGGTATATTTTATATTAGATCACCTAAAGACTCTGGAGATCTTATCTTTACAAATGATTATTTATTAAGATTTTTTCCTATTAAACCTACAGAGTTTAATGAATATAATTCTCAAATTTGGAAATTTAAACCAGAAGAAAATACTTTATACTTATTTCCTTCATGGTTAAAACATGAAGTAGAGCATAATAACTCTAATAAAGAAAGAATATCTTTAGCCTTTAATTTTAATTAATATGTTTTTTATAAAAGACGATAATTTTTTAAGTGATTTTAGTAAAAGATATATACATCAATCTTTTTTAAATGTAGGCTTTCCTTATTATCTTGGAGATGAACTGATTATCGGTTCGAAAGAAAAGATACCTTTCTTAGCTCACGTTATAAAAAGAAGGGATGATGATTTAATAAACTCGGATTGTTATCAAGATTGTATTAATATGATTGTTGAATTCACTGAAAAACACAAAATAAAATACAAAGAGATATTACGAATGGCTATAAATTTTACTTACCCAAACGGATATAAAAAATGTCCAGTTCACCAAGACCATTCGTTTCCTCACAAACAACTTTTAATTTATTTAAATGACCCTCAAGACAAGACTGCTAGGACAGTAATATTATCAAACAATAAAAGACATGAAATTGAACCAAAACAATACAGAGGCATATGTTTTGATAATAAACCTCATTTTCATTACTTCCCAAAAGTAGGAGAACGTATAGTCTTAGTCGTAACTTTTAAGTAGATTTTGGAATAATACCATAATATAATGCCAAGACTATGCTACAAAAAATAGGTTTTCAACCAGGTATTAATAAACAACTTTCCGAAACAGGTGCAGAAGGCCAGTGGACAGACTGCGATAATGCTAGGTTTCGTTATGGTGTCCCTGAAAAAATAGGTGGTTGGAATCAATTAGGTAATGTAAATGAAAATGAACTAACAGGAGCAGGTAGAGGGCTTCATCATTTTATTAATAGTTTGTCTAGAAAATACGCAATCATAGGGACAAACAGGATTTTATATGCGTACTCTGGAGGAGTATTTTATGATATACATCCGATTCAATCAACTACATCTCTTACAAGCGCATTTAGTACAACCAATGGATCACCAACAGTAACTATAACTTACTCTAGTGCACATGGTTTAATTCCTGGTGATATACTTTTAATGAGTGGTTTTTCAACAATCACAGGATCAAATTACAGTGCTTCTGATTTCGACGATAAAAAATTTATGGTAACTTCTACACCTACCAACACAACAATAACTATTACAATGGCTTCAAATGAAAGTGGTGCTGGTGCAACTACTTCAGGAGGAATAACAATTAAAAAATACTACACAGTAGGACCAGCTGTTCAAGCTCAAGGTTTTGGTTATGGTCTAGGTTCTTGGGGTGGAGAAGATGGTTCGGCAGTCACAACTACTTTAAATGGTGCACTTGGAGATAACGCAAATGGAACTGGAGGATCAGGAAGTTCTATTACATTAGCAAGCACTACAAACTTCCCTGATTCAGGAACAAATTTTATTTTAGTAGGGACAGAAGAGATATCTTACACAGGTGTATCTGGGAATGATTTAACAGGTATTACAAGAGCAGTTAGAGGGACAACCAGAGCAGCTCATAGCGACGGAGCAACTGTTACAAATACAAGTGATTATGTTGCATGGGGAGAAGCAGCATCAGGAGATTTAGTTCTTGAACCGGGTATGTGGTCACTGGATAATTTTGGTGACAAAGCAATTTGTTTAATTCATGACAGCGCATGTTTTGAATGGGATTCATCTTTATCAAATGCAACAGCAACAAGAGCAACAATTATATCTGGTGCACCAACAGCATCACGTCATATGTTAGTTTCTACACCTGACAGACACTTAGTATTTTTTGGAACAGAGACAACTATTGGATCACCCACAACACAAGATGATATGTTTATAAGGTTTTCGGATCAAGAAGATATAAATACTTATATACCTACAGCAACCAATACAGCTGGTACACAAAGATTGGCCGACGGATCACAGATCATGGGAGCGATTAGAGGTCGTGATGCAATTTATGTTTGGACAGATACTGCATTATTTACACAACGTTTTGTTGGTCAACCTTTTACTTTTGCATTTGCACAAGTAGGAACTAACTGCGGTCTTGTCGGACAGAATGCATGTGTTGAAGTTGACGGTGCTGCTTATTGGATGTCAGAGAATGGTTTCTTTAGGTTTGCTGGTAGACTAGAATCACTACCATGTTTAGTTGAAGACTTTGTTTATGATAGTATAAATTTATCTTCTGGTAATCAAATGGTATCTGCTGGATTAAATAATCTTTATGGAGAAGTTATTTGGTTTTATCCAACAACAGGATCTTCTGTAGTTAATAGACAAGTTACTTATAATTATTTTGATTCATCACCACAAAGACCTGTTTGGACAGTTGGTTCTTTAGCTAGAACAATGTGGAAAGATTCTTCTATATTTGGTTTACCTCACGCAACTGAATATGATGCAAGCACTGATACATCTTTTGATGTTATAGGTAATACGGAAGGCAGAACAAGTTACTATGAACACGAAACAGGGACAGATCAAAATAGAAATGGTACAATCACTGCAATAACTTCTAATATAGAGTCAGGAGATTTTGATATTACACAACAAAGATCGTCAACTGGACAACAAACAGGTGTTGCAACATTTAGAGGAGATGGTGAATTTCTTATGAAGATACGAAGGTTTGTACCTGATTTCATATCTCAAACAGGAACTACTAGAATTACATTACAATTAAAAAATTATCCAAATAGCTCACAAGCGAGTTCACCACTTGGTCCTTTTGATATAACATCATCTACAACCAAAATAGATACGAGAGCTAGAGCCAGAGCAATCTCTTTAAAAGTAGAAAATACAGGAACGTCTCAAAGCTGGAGATTAGGTACATTTAGATTAGACACTCAACCAGACGGAAGAAGATAATGGCAAAGATAGTGCAAGTAATTACTAGACCTGAGTCAGAATATAATTTACAAGTAGCAGAATCTCAAGTTAGAGATTTTGATGCTATTGTAGAAAAACTAAACTCAACGTTTCAAGAAGAATTAAAAGATGAGATTGAAGCATTTAACTTTTTTATAAACTAATGGCAAATCAATTTAAATTTGTAGGTATAGATAATAGTACAAGTGGAGCTGCATTAACTCCTTTTGGGACAGGTAATCCTTTGGTAAGTGAGACATATGTTATTAAATCTATCTTAGTTACATCAGCTGGCACACCTTCAGTCACAGTTACAAACAACAGTATTACAGCTATAAAGTCAGCAGCATTAACTGCTAATGTTACAACAGAGTTATTAACCCAACCTTTGGTAGTAGAAGGAGGAGATAGTTTCACAGTATTATCAAGTACAACAGATTCATTTGACGTAGCTATTAGCTACCTAAACATTAAGAAAGAGGTAACTGTATAATGGAAGTATTAAAACCAGCAAAAGTAGAAACAACGTACAGACACAAGGAAACTGGAGAGCTTTTTAAGGAAAGAAAAGACTGGGAAGCTAAAGGTTATAAGGCAGATGACATGGCTCAAGATGTAAATGTCGTAATGCCAAGTCTTGATTTATTTGGAAAAACAAAATAGAATAGTAAAATGGCCATAACAAACGCACAACAATACAAACAACTATTAGCTAAAGGTGGAAGAACAGGGTTTTTTATCGGTGGTAATTTTGATACTAAATCTACCAAAGATTCTCAAAAGTCCACATCAAAAGGTTCTACAACAACTTATACTGCACCTACTTCAGTAGCAAGAGGTGGTCCTCAAGATAGAGGAATGGAAGCAAATAAAACTGGTGCTTATGCACCAGGTGTTAGTCAAGCTTATGAAGTTATTGGTGGAGAAAAATACGCTGTCGATTCATCTAATCCTGATAACAGAGAAGAAAGAAGAATTTTAAACGACATTGAAGATGAAAAATATAATCAAGAAGTAAAAGATTTTATAGATGAAGGTAAAGAATTTGATTCAGGAGTTCCTGGTTTTTTGGGAACGGGTATAAATGCTTTTGGAAGATTTAATAATCCAAAACAAAGAGCGTGGTTTGCAGCAAATGTTGCAAATAATAAATATGGTTACACATTAGAGGATTATGACAAATACTTGGAAGAAAAAAGAAAAGGAAATATTAATGCTTATGGACGACAACTTACAGACGGTGAGAAAAGATTAAGAGATGGAGATGGTGGTGGAAATAATTACGTACCACCAATCATACCAGAAGGTGGTGAAGGTGGTGAAGGTGATCCTGAAGAAACTGTACCAGATAGAAGTTTAGGTGGCCTTGCTCCATTGTTCGGTGGCTCTATATATGATTTTGATAATCTTGCAGACGGTGGACGTGCAGGACTTGCAGAAGGTGGCATGCCTTACGAAGGAGGAATCATGGACCTTGAATCAGGAAGACAAATGTATTTCTTAGGTAAGCTAGTTAAAAAAGCAACACGTGCAGTTAAGAAAATTGTAAAATCACCATTAGGTAAAGCTGCATTATTTGCAGCACCTTTTGCTTTTAGTGGTGGCCTTGGTACTTTTTTAAAAACTAAAGCAGCTCCGTTTTTATTTAGTGAAGGTGCAAAATATAAAGCAGGTGACATAGGTTTTATGGAAATGTTAAAAGGTGGTATGACAGGTGGTGGAAAATTAGCTTTAGGTGGTGCATTAACATTGGCACCTTTATTAATGGGTAAACAAGAAGAAGAGGATGGTGACTTCAACTTAGACAATTATTATAAAAAAAATAGCATGAATATTGCAAACATAAGAAACAATCCTTACAATTTTTTAGCACCTAGTATAGGCGGTAGTAGCTTTGCAGCAAATGGTGGTTTAATGAGAACTGCTTATGCAGAAGGGTCCAAAGAACCTGTTGCAAAAGAGACTATGCCATTAATTGATATGGATGGTAAAGAAATGGATTTAAGAGCTGAAGGTGGGTTCGTGCCAATTGGTCGAATGGAAAAAGCAGACGATGTACCTGCAAGATTATCAAAGAATGAATTTGTGTTTACAGCTGATGCTGTTAGAAATGCAGGTGAAGGAGATATAGACAAGGGTGCAGAAGTCATGTATAACATGATGAAAAACCTCGAATCCGGAGGTGAAGTATCTGAAGAATCGCAAGGATTAGATGGCGCTAGAGAAATGTTTCAAACATCACAAAGATTAGAGGAAGTATTATAATATGGCTGTACAAGAAACTAGAACTTTACCCCCACAGTTTATTGAAGACATAGGAGTAG